TGGTCAACCACAAAACAATAGATTTTTAAATCATATTGAATTAGAACAGCTAGGAGATGTAAATGGTGTCAAATTAAAAAATGCCATCAAATCTAAACTTAATACAAAAGCTGGTGAAAAAAAGAAAGCCATACAATGGGGAGCTGCTGAGTGGTGTGACCATCATCTAGGTCCTACAGCTAACGATGTATATGGTAAAGATTTAAGCAAGCAAGCTTTTGGAGTCTGCATGGAAGCTTTAAAGAAAGATGCAGCAGTTCAAGGTGTTGAGTTATATCAGTTATTACTAAATAAACAAATACGAGATAAATTTCTACAAAAATGAACGAAGAAGAAACACTAGAAGGTCTTGACTTTATGGCTCCAGAAGAAGCGGAGCCTACGTCTAAAGATGCTAACCCTGTCTTCTCTGCTCCTTTTGGATACAAATTTGGTAATAGCTCCGTAGATCTGAACATCAAACAGAATCACGACACTATGAAGTCTGAGTATGATGACTGGTGGAACTTACCAAGTGGTACAGAAAAGGACGAAAGACAGGAAAAATTTAATCAGAAATACTTTGGCATGTCTACTCAAGAAGTAAGAGATAACAAACGTCAAGTTTCTGCTAACACAAGTTTATATGGATCATCTAACCCATTAAAAATATTAGATAATGTATTTCAAGGTTTATCAGCTCCCGGATTAGGAACTGCTGACTTTGTAATGGATGCAGCTGGTACACTTATACCCGGTATGGATAAGGTTGATGATGCGTGGGATAATGCTACGATGCTTGACAATCCTACACATCAAGCTATACGTCGTATATCATCACTTGTTATACCCGGTATTCTAGGTGGTAATATGCTGCAAGGTTCACTTAATGCAAAGTTTGCTGGTGGTGCAATGCTTAGTAAACCATGGTTTCAAAAACTACTAGCTACTGGTTCAGCTCATGGTGTCATGGATATGGGTATTACATATCTAAATGACATATCTGAAGAGCAGACTATGACTGATGACCTGAGTCAGATGTTTCCTAAAACATTCGGACCCGGTGGTAGATTACCTTTATTAGATTTTTTTAGAACTAATACAAGTGACAGCCCACAGATGCGTAAATTTAAGAACGCATTAGAAGCTGCACCATTCGCAGTGCTTGGTAGTGTCATAGGTGGTTATGCTGATCTAAGTAAAGGTCGTAAAAGTATGGATTGGTTTGAACCTTTAGATGAAGCATCCAGAAACTATAAGCAAACAAACCTATCATTAGGTGCTGATAACGACAGGATAATCAGACTACAAGAAATAGATGAGATACTTTCTTTAGGTAATGAAAACCTAAGCAGAGAAGTACAAGATATGCTACTTGATGAGAAGATAGCTCTTGAAGATCTCATAGGTCGTAATGTAAATATGGATGATGTAGCACGTCAAGAAGATGCTTTTAGAGCAATCGAAGATGACGCTGCAATAGAAAGAAAGATTAACAATCCTGACCAACTAGAACTAGATATAAATGGATTAGATCCTGACCTTAACTCAGATATACTAAATGATGCAGCAAAAGCTAAACAGAGTATACCTCCCGGAAATGTAGCCAAGAACATGGCAGATACAACTGCTATTAAAAATGGTGATGACTTTTCGACTGGTAACCCTGCACCTCTTATTACAGATTCTATGATAAAGAAAGGACTTATGGTAGGTCCTACGTCACGTAGTACTGTGATGGGTGTAGCTGAAGAAGCTAGAGAAATAGGTAGATTTGATGCTGTTGTAGATGGTATCAGATTCTCAAGTAAAGAGATGAGTAGAGCTGCATGGGGTATCTTTAATGATATTATTGGAGCTGAGACTATGGATGATCTATATGAAGTATTTACTGGTCCAAGAGACGTTAAAAATATACTTGGTGGATTATTTAAAGTAGAGTACTTACCAGAAGATGAAGCTCGTGGTGTAGCATTCTCTATTAAATATTTGTTTGACAGATTTTTAGGTAGACCTATAGCTGAATCATCTGCTAGAGTTATGGATACATTAGGTAGAGAGGTTGATACAATTGCTGGTGCACTTGATGAAATGGCTCCATCTATAGATAGAGACCGTGCGATGAATCTTATTATTCAGAAGCTTGAGTTTTTACTAAATGAGTGGGCACTAAATAAATACATATCAGGTTGGCAGTTAAAAAACAAAGACTGGTTTGACCAGACACCTCCAGCTACTGTAAAAGAAGCTATAGATATTTTAACAGAGGAGTTTCAGTCAGTAGAAAATGCTCTACATGCTAAAAATAAAAAGTTTACAGCAGAACTAAAGAGATTAAAGAAAACAAATCCAGAGGCTTTAAAACCTTTGCTTGATGCTTTCTCTCACACTAATGGTGATGTTGATACTTTAGCAAAATTACACAAGTGGGCAGAGAGTCAGATGACACCTCTAGGTTTACTTAGAAGTCCTGATCCTAAGAACATGAACTTGTTTGCTAAGGTTGTGTGGTCAGTACGTTACAACAATATGTTGTCAGGTATATCTGCATTTAATGCTGGACTAACTAATAGTTTACAGTTACTAGGTAAGACTTTACACTTAGCATACGGTCATGCTTTAACTATACCTTTCAAACCAAGAAGTGGTATTGAAGGTTTACAACGTACACTTTACTATAATACTTCCTTATTTGAAACAAACAAACGTGCTCTTACAGACGCATATCGTATGTTAAAAAAAGTCAACAATGATCCTAAAGCTTTGCTAAGTGCAGCTCGTAAAGACTTTGTATTTAGAACTGATAAGGAATGGAATATACTAGAAGACTATATTAAAGTAGCAGAGAAAGAAGGTAACTGGGGTAAGGCTTATCAATTTAAAATTATGTCTAATCTTAAACAGTTAGCTGGTATGAAGGCTATGCGATATGGTATGACAGGTCTAGTATTTCCAGACGTATATACAGGATCTCATGTTGCTACTCAGATATCACGTATGAACGCATATACTGATGTACTAGCAGATCAAGGTTTTCCTAACATGAAGATGTTAAAGAAAGCAGAACTTGAGAACTATAAAAATTATTTTGATGAAGACGGACTAATTAAAAATCAGGTTGTCAAAGCACTAACTGGTGATATTGCATTAAACACAGATGATGGGTTAGCAAAGTATCTTAATGATGCTACAACAGCTTATCCTGTACTGAAAGAAGTTATGGCGTTTCCACGTACAGCTTCTAACTATATGAAAGTTGGATTATCATATACACCTATATCAGCTATACCTAACATGAATAAGTATGCAAAGACTATTTATGCTAGAACCAACTCTGAAATAGCAGCAGCTCTTAAAGAGCATGGTATTGATATGGCTACAACACGTAATGCTCATGTTCTTTTTGAAGATCTAAGAGCTGAATATATTGGCAGACAAGCCTTTGCTAATACTCTTGTAGGTACATTATTTAGTTATGCTGTAGGTGGTAACATACGTGGTAATCTTCATTACAATGCAAAAATAAGAAGAGACCAGATGAGTCAGGGATTAGATCCTAAAACTATCTGGATTCCCGGTCTAAACAAATGGGTAAGTTATAAAGGATGGATAGGTATAGAACATGTACTTGCTCCTCTTGGTGACTTAGCTATGTATATGAAAGATGCTGATGAGCACATTATAGAAAACTGGCAATCAAAAATTGCATGGACTATCGGTGCTACATTCTTAAATGATACTCCGTTGTATGGTCTAGAAAGAATATTTGATATACTTAATGGTAATCCACGTGCAGCTGCTAGGTTTGTAGCCGGTGCTGCTAACTCTATGGTTCCTCTTAGTGGTGGATTAAATGTTATTGCTAACGCTATACATCAAGCACAAAGAGATATTGAAACTGATATAGGAGAGTTCTTTAAGAACAGACTACCAGTTCTAAAAGGTACAGTGCCAGCTGAGATCAATCCTATTGATGGTCTAGAAGTTAAAGATGCTGCTAATCCAGCACTTGGAGCTGTTAACGCATTTAGCCCTATAAAGTTTAGTGATGAAGTAAAACCTTATATGCAGTTTTTACATGACATCAGATATACTGGTCTAGGAGCTTTTGCTAAGGACAGTACAGGATCATACGAATGGACACCAGCAGATAGACAGATTGTCTTTAAATACCTAGGTCAAATGGGTATTGAAAAAGAGATCATGAGAATAGCAAATAGAAAAGATAATCAAAAAGTCGTTAAAGATCTAATGGCTCTCAGAGCTAGAGGTGGTCCGGGTGAAGATACTATTAAGTTAAGAGCCAGACTCACACCTTTACACAGAGAGATAGATATGATGATTAATAGATATATCAAGATAGCTGAAATGAAATATCTTAAAGATAGACCACTCATCCAACAGGCTATTATTAACGCCCAATTAGCTAAGGAAAGAATGAAACAAGGCAACATCGAAGGTGCAGAACAACTGCAAAAGAAAGATGCCGAAATCAAAAAATTAATTAAACACGGTAACTAAATATGAGTGCTGTTACACAAAATAACTATACTGGTAATGGTTCTACAACCAATTACTCTTTCACATTTCCATATCTTAAGGCATCAGACATAAAATGTAGTCTTGATGCGGTTGATACAACGGCTTTTACATTAGCTAATGCAACCACAATACAATTTAATACTGCTCCGGGTAACGGAGTCAAAATCAAAATATTCAGAGAAACCAGCGTTGACAATCTAACAGCTACTTTTTATGCAGGCTCCGCAATTAAGTCTGAAGATCTAAACGATAACTTTACTCAGAACTTATATGTAACACAGGAAGTTAACGGTCGTTATCTTAGTACCTTAGGTGGTACTATGACCGGTAACTTTAACTTAGGTGAAGATGCTGACATAGTATTTGAAGGTGCAACTGATGATGCACATGAAACTACACTAACAGTAGCTGACCCTACGGCAGATCGAACAATCACTTTACCTAACGTAACAGGTACAGTTATAACAACTGGAGATACTGGAACCGTCACGAGCACTATGCTTGCTGACGGAACAGTTACTTCTACAGATATTGCAGACGGAACTATAGTCAATGCTGACATTAATGCGTCAGCAGCTATAGCCGGTACAAAGGTAAGTCCTGACTTTGGTAGTCAGAACATATCTACAACTGGTACTATCAATAACCTGACTACAACTGAATTAGCAATCTTAGATGATGCAACTGTAACCACATCAGAGCTAAATTTACTTGACGGTGTAACTGCTACTACAGCAGAAATAAACATACTAGATGGTGTTACAGCTACTACAGGCGAAATTAACAAACTTGATGGAGTTACAGCAGACACAGCAGAGCTAAACATATTAGATGGTGTAACTGCATCTACTGCTGAAATAAATAAATTAGATGGTGTCACAGCTGACACTACAGAATTAAATTTGCTAGACGGTGTGACAGCATCTACAGCAGAAATCAATTATGTTGATGGAGTGAGTAGCTCTATACAACCACAGCTAGACGGTAAGCAACCACTAGACTCTGAGCTTACAGAGCTTGGTACAATGGGTAGTGGTACTGCTAGTGCCTTAGCTGATTTAACACAGGCTGAAGTAGAAGTACTTGACGGTGTTACTGCATCTACAACTGAACTTAACCTACTAGATGGTAAGAGCATAGTTACAACGATTGGTGGTAGTGCAACTGATGTACAAATACCATCAGCTCAAGCTGTCAATGAGCGTATTGTAGAAGTCGTAACAGAGGTAGGTGGTTTTGTACCCATACCTAACGAAAACAACTTTCCAGACGCCAACCCTGACATCAATGATGGAGCTGGTACGATTGTTAGTATCAAAGCTTTAGCAGCTAACCTTACTGCTAATGGTAGTGGTGTGGCTACAATAGCAAATGGTAACGTCAGCAGCAATGCAACAATTACTATTAATGGTATGACAGCTAGCTCTACATTAAATGCTGGGCTAGGTGTATTAGTAGAAACAACATCTACATTACATACCTACACATTTCACAGAGTTGTTGTAGACTCTACAGGTGTAAGTAATGCACAAACACTTGTTAGTGATTTTAACGACAGATATCAGATCAGTGCTAGTGCACCTAGTACACATCCTGACGGTTCAGCTTTAGGAGACGGAGACCTATGGTTTGATACATCTACAAATATAATGAAGGTGTATGACTTAGGTAACACACAGTATGATGCTGTAACCTCTGTTGGAGACTTTAAATTATTAACAGTTGTACCTGACGGAGCTACATCAGGCACACCTACATTTAATGGTAGTATTGTATCATACGATTTAAGAGACGCTAGTGTAGCTGCTAACGTAACAAGCGTTGGACAACTTATAGTTAGTCTTAATGGTGTTATACAAAAACCAAACAGTGGCTCATACAATGCAAGTAACGAAGGATTCTATCTAGAAGGTAACAACGGAATTAAATTCTGTACAGCTCCAGCTAGTGGATCTAGTTTATTTGTAACACTAATTGGTGCAGCTACAGCGATAGGTACACCTAGTGATAACACAGTAACAGAAGCTAAATTAACATCTGATGCTGTAAGTGAAGCTAAGTTAAAGGTAAGTAATAGTCCAGTTAATGGATACTTTTTACAAGCTCAGTCTGGTAACACAGGTGGCTTAACTTGGGCTGTTGTAGATTTAACAGCATTGAGTGCATCTAACTTGACATCTGGTACTATACCTGATGCAAGATTCCCTGCAACTTTACCAGCAATAAGTGCAGCTAACTTAACAAACTTACCGGCTGCAAATTTAACTGGTACACTCCCTGCTATAGATGGGTCGAATCTAACAGGTTTACAAGCTGGTGCTACTGGAGGTAACTCTGGAGGTAACGCAGTATTCTGGGAAAACCAGCAAACTGTTACACATGATTATTCAATATCTGCAAATAGAAATGCCGGATCATTTGGTCCTATTACTATTAACAGCGGAATAACAGTAACAGTACCAAGTACATCTAACTGGACAATAGTATAATGTCAATAACAATAAACGGAAACGGTACTATCTCAGGAGTTTCTACAGGCGGACTACCTGATGGCTGTGTAGACGCAGATACTTTAGCAAGTGGTGCTAGAGGTAAAGTTTTACAAGTAAAATCAGTCACAAAAACAGATGCAGCTTTTAGTACTGCTAGCACCTCATACACTGATGTTACTGGATTGTCTGTAGCAATCACACCAACAAGTTCTAACAGTAAAATATTAGTATCTGCGAATATACATGGTATTGGTGATGGTAGCACTCAAGCATACTTTAGATTTATGAGAGACTCAACACCTATATGTTTAGGTACTGATGTTGGTAGTAGAGTTTCAGCAACTTTGGGAAGCTTACATTTTGACCAAGCAAATGATGTAAACAGCTGTTCACAAACTTTTCTCGATAGTCCATCAACTACAAGTGAGGTGACTTATAAAATACAATGTCAAACTCAAGGTAGTGGTACTATTTACGTTAATAGATCAAATACTGATGCTAATAATTCCACTTCTGGAAGATTTACTTCATCACTTACAGTTACGGAGGTAGCAGCATGAGTATAAAATTAAACGCACAGTCTGGAGGGTCAGTTGCACTCGACGCTCCAACTCAAACAACAAGTAGTGCAGACTTAACATTTAAATTACCTGTAGCTGATGGTTCAGCTGGACAAGTATTAAAAACAGATGGTTCTAGCAATTTAAGTTTTGGTGCAGCTGCTGGTGCTGGACAGATTATAGAAACTGTAGTTGGAATGTGTGATGGTCGAAGTGTGACCGTAGGTTCCGGAACTTATACTTTAGGTAACGTAACATCAGTTCAAGCTTTAGACACTACATATACTGATTTAACTGGTAGTAGTATTGCTTATACACCTCCCACTGGAACGAAAGCATTAATTTATGAGTTTGATTTTATGTGGGAAGCGGCCACTACTTCTGGTATTACTCATCACCAAATATTAATTGATGGAACAGCAGTTACTCCAAGTAAAACTACTGTTGCGGCAGACTACAACTCTTATCATCATTCTCATCAAGCACAAACAGCTTATTGGGTTTTTGATTTATCAGTAGGTAGTAATGATTATGCTAATGGAAAAGTACAAGGTAGTGCTTGGACATCTAATAAAACCATAAAAGTGCAAGCGAGAGAATCTGATAACAGTTCTTATAATAGTAAAATTCATAACAATCATTTTATGGATGGTACTACACTAACCGGCGATAATGGACTAAGAATACCAAAATTAAAAATAACGGCAATAGCATAATGAGTACAATAAAAACAAACAAGCTTGTACACACAGCTAACGGTGCAAGCGAATTTACGCTGCCACAAACAGATGGTAGTGCAGATCAAGTTATTAAAACTGATGGTTCTGGAAATCTTAGTTTTGTAGCTCAACCTACTGGTGGGTTAGCAATGGCAGATCAATGGCGAATAACCTCTCATTACACATTCAGTGGTGCGGGTGGACAAGTTTTAGAAGCAAACTGGGAACGAAATGACTCTACTGGTTTTGGTAATATTGGTTCAGCAATGACTCAATCAAGTGGTGTTTTTAATTTTCCTAGTACTGGTGTATATTTAATTATGGGTTATGCTCAATTTTATGCCGCAGGCGGAAGTCAAACTGGTTTCATGCAAGCCCTACAAACTAAGCATGGTTCTGGAGCTAGTTTTGAAAGTAAAGCAATATCTTTCGATTCGGGATATACTACAAATGCGTATGGTATGACTTCAACTCAATTTATAATGAATGTTACAGATACCACGCACGATCAGGTTCGGATGTTAGTAGAAGGTAATGCTAATCATAAAGTTATGGCTTCAAGTACTTCACAAAGAACAGGCTTTACATTTCTAAAATTAGGATAGATACATAATGGCATTAACAAAAATAGGGACGGATGGTGTCAAAGACGATGCCATTACGTCAGGGAAGATACCCGCAAACGCTGTGGGGTCTAGTGAGATAGCAGATACATCAGTAACACTAGCAAAACTAGAACACGGTACATCATCTAACGATGGTAAGTTTCTACGTGCAAACAACGGAGCAGATCCTACGTTTGAAACTGTTACTGGTACAACAATAAATAACAACGCAGATAACAGAGTTATTACTGGCTCTGGTACTGCTAATACTTTAGAAGGTGAGTCTAAGTTTACCTTTGATGGTAGTTTAGTTACTACTGAAAAACGTATGGTTATTGGTAATGGAACTGATTTTCAGATACCTTCAAGATCACATACCAGTTCATATACACCAC